TCGTCGTGCCTTTCGAGCGCATGGGACAATTCTTGGAAATGGCCGGCGCCGGTCAAAGTCCTGAATTCAGCGCGCGCGTTTTGGGTGATGACCTCCTTTTGTCTTCGAAGCGGTCCGAACGTAAATTGTCACGAACAGCAATCATCTGAAGCCATGGCGATTCTAGAATTTGACGGTACAAAATCGGGAAGCGGGTCGGGCTGGACGCGTAGATTTTTCACCGAAGGCGTGTCGTCGGACTTCCATTCGTACCGAATCGAAATCATTGACACCGGTGACAGCGCCGGGACGTTCAGTCAAAGCGAAACAACTGTGACGCGCTTTCGTATGGAAGGCGACACGGGCTTTCGTCTAGAATATGACGGCGACACCGACAACCGGCACACGCCGTTGGTCCCGTCGTCGCTTCAAATTGCGGTACTTGTGGACACTGACGCAATCGAAGAACTCGTGACGGCTTTGCAAACATCTCCCGACAATCGCTTTGGGCTTGCAATGTACATTCACGAACCCGACAACAATTCGGGCGACGGTGTGGGGTCGGTCGGGTCGATGGCCTTCGCCGACGCGTCGGGTTGGTGGCGTCCGGTTTGGTTCGGAACAATCTTGAGTGACCAAACGGAAAGCGTCCTTCAATCGAATGGCGACTTTTTTGAAATCAATGCGAATTGCGGGCTTGTACTTTTGAACGATGAACCGTTCATAAAAGACGACGGCACGAGGTTCTCAGACATTCAACCTTTGAGTCGTCAAATTGGTCGATGCCTTGCCAAACTACCGACGGCCTCCCTTTGGGGTTGGAATCAGTACAACGGCGCGACCGAAGTGTTCAGGGATTACAACCAAACGCACGTTGAACGCACGTTAAGCCAAACGCCCGTGACGCCGTTCTTTCGGGAATGCGTGTGGATTCTTGACAAAACCAAACACGCCATCGACTTGACGATAGGCGAAACGACGGTTGATTTTCACGGCGGGGCTTCGGTCCTCGACTTGACGAAATGCGACTCGAACGCATTCGTCGAAGTCGAAGAGGAGGAAGACAACCTTGGGGGCATCGTTAGGGCGCGAAAGTTCACGTCATGTTCGGAGGTTCTTGAAAACATCGCGTCCTGTTTGGGCGCTAGAATCTTCCTTTCAGACGGGTCGTGGTGGTTCCAAAATCCCGACTGTTTGATTGCGACAACCCGACGTGAATTCGTTTGGTTTGACCAATATCAACTCAAGGCCGTGAACGCCACCAACCAAACGGCATCACCCTTGACCAACTCGACGTCTGGAAAACCGATTGACGTCTTCGAACAAGGCTTTGAACCCGACGGGAAAACCAAGGTGACGTGCCTTTTCCCGACGCGCCTTGTCGAGTCCATCCACGACGACGGGGGCGCTCGATTGTTGGCCACCTTTTCACAGCAAAATTACGGCTACGACGGGGAGGCGTTGTTGGGTAATAATATTATATATTTTGAAAAGGACCCAAACCAAACGGAATGGCTTTGCAAGCCGATTGTGGCAACGCACGAAGATGTGGTAATTGAAGGCGGAGAATCATTCGCAATTGTGGGCACTCTGAGATTTACGCGAATTGGTAAAAAGAATTCGTTCGGACCATCGACGGCGAATGAATTATATTCGGACAATGCACGGGGCGCGCGGTTCCGTATCTCGATGAAAATCAAGTGCGGGGATTACTATTTGAAGCGTCAAATCACGACGCGTTCCGAGACGGTCAACATCAAGAACGCCATCGGGTCAACGACCAACACCCAAAAGTTCGAAGCACAAAACGGGGACGTCGAATGGACGTTGACGGAAAGCGAATACCAATTCACCATTCCACGGATGGGAAGCGACCCAGCGCCCCCGGTCGTCACGATTGAAGACAGCAACGGCGACCAAGTTGACGCCGACTTTCCGGGTGGGTTTCACACGCGCTTGCGTTCTAACGGAACAGAATTCAAGGTCGTGACCGGGTTCACACTTGGCGACCTTGACAATGACCATGAATTTCCCATGAATTGGGTGTTGCCTCCAACGCCGACGGGCGTCACGCACACCGGAATCGAAGTCACAATTGACGTCCGCGTTATGAACTCGGAACATCAATTGTTAAGCGGTACCTCGGTCCGCGATTTTTTCAGCGAAGACGAAGAAAATCAATTTCAAAGCTTTTACAACGGGACTTCCGCCTTGGGCATCGGTACCGCTTTCGTGAAGGTGTTAAGTGGCGAAGCGTCGGAAGATAACCCCGTTTCATTCATCGCCGAAGCGGACAAGAACACGTCGCGCATCGTCACGGCAAAAAGCATATTCGGAGACAAGTACACCGTGGGCGCCACGACGCGAGCGTTGACGCTTGTGGACGCGGACAACGGTTCGACAAGCTACGCGGACGGAAATTGGATTACGCTGGACAACTTGACAGCCGACGGAAAATTTTTGCATCAATTGTTGGCCGACGAAACGTTGCAAAAAAGGCACAACCCTTTGGAGATTCGCAAGGGCAAACACGCATACACCGCGCAAACGCCCCCGCCGTTGTCTGACGACCGTGGCTTTTACGACATCGACAAAATCGCGATGGCGCAATTTCAAAGGCCCATCAAATTCGCCTACACCAACGGAACGACGTTGACGTTTGAATTCCTGAACTTGCTTGTCGCAAAGGACCGCACCGCCTACGTCATCAGTCGGTGCAAAACGTCGCGCGACTTGACGTCAATCACGAACTGGGACACGACCGACGACGTCAGGGGGCCACAAACGACGTCGGGCGGAAACGGCAACCCCGGAGGCACCGGGCCGGGACCAATTTCAGGCTTTCAAGTTGGCGTTGCAACGGGTTCAAATTCTCAAGGCGACATCGCCGGCCTTAGACGTTCACAGGCCGGGACATCGTCCGACGTGACCGCCATTGAAGACAAGACGCGTTTCCTCACGGCAAGCGGAACGGGAATCACCCTGATAACAGGTGACGGCACTTGCCTACGGGCGGAAAACGTTTTGGAAAACGCGAACCAAAAGTTCGTGACGCAAAGCGAAAAAGACGCCATCGCGTCGAACACGTTGCAAGGACTCAGCAACGCGACCGACATCAACACGAACGCTGGGAACATTACAACGAACGCGACGGACATCACAACGAACGCGACCGACATCGCCACCAACACGACGGACATCGCCACCAACGCGACCGACATCACGTCCCTACAAACCGACATGACGGCCGTGGAAAATGCCCTCGACGAATCGAACAACGGTTCGTCGGCACGGACGGGGCAAACGGGCGTTGAAGTTGCAACCTTCAGCGCGTCCGGAGTGCTTTCGTCAATATCAGACGGAACCGCAGGGCAATTTCTGAAAACCAACGGCGCGGGCGTTTTGTCCTTCGCAAGTGCTTCAACGGGTTGGCATGGTTCCGCGACGCTCATCAAAATTTTTCCGACTGAATTCAAGGGGAACGACGTCGGGCGGGCCATTGTACAAACCCGCATCGAAGACGACACCGCGAACACCTTGGGTGTTGCATGCAACAACGCGTCGGGCGCTTTGTTTGCGTTCAACGAGATTCCTTCAGGATTCAAGGCGACGCACGTTCAAGTGTACACGGAAACCACTGTGACGAATGGGGTTGAAGTTTACAGCTTCAACCAAACTTCCGGCGCCATCACAAGCGTCGGAACAGGAAACACAAACGCTTCCATCGACATCACCGACATCACGTCGGGGGCGACGGCCTCGATTGTCATCGAAGTTTCACCGGGGTCAACCGACGAGATGGTTTTCGGCGCCGATATAACAATTGCTTCAACATGACACGAGAAAACATTCTAAACGTCGCGCTTTTCGGTTGGACGTGGGTGACATTCACCGAAGCCGTTACCTTTACCCTTGGGGCGGTCGGCGCGCTGACGCTCATTTGGATGAACGTCGAACGCGCTTTGAAGGCTAGGCACGAACGGCAAAGCATGGTCGAAGGTGCGGAAGATTGATAAAATCATATTGCATTGCACGGCGACACGTGGCGACGTGAGCGCGTCAACGGTGCGGTCGTGGCATTTGGACCGGGGATGGAGGGATATTGGTTACCATTTTTTGGTGCGTACCGACGGCCGGATTGAAGCTGGGCGACCCTTGACCGAAGTCGGGGCACACGTCAAAGGCATGAACAGGGGAAGCGTTGGAATCGCCTACGCCGGCGGACTCGACGAAGACGGCACACCACGCGACACGAGGACCGACGCACAACGGGCTTCCCTTGTCATGTTGTCGATGTCGTTGATGATTACCGTTCCGGAAATCGAAAGCGTCCACGGGCACAACGAGTTCAGTTCGAAGGCGTGTCCTTGCTTCGACGTGGCGGAAGAATTTTGGGCCATCAATTGCGAACCGTGGCGCGACCTTGGAATTCACGAAGCTTTGATAACAGCGGAAAAGACATTGATGTTTTGAAGCGAAAGAACGCCAGCCCGGAACACGACATTCAATGCGAGGTTGTCAGGCGCTTGAAGGAACACGCGCCCGACGTCATGTTTTGCGCGACGGTCGGCGGGGTGCGGTTGTCCATGAACCAAGCCAAGCGCATGAAGTCGGCGGGCTACCTTGCAGGCATTCCCGACCTTTTGTTTTTTGAACCGCGTCAAGGCTTCGTTGGGCTTGCCATAGAATTGAAGGCGAAGCGGGGGCGCGTCTCAAGCGCCCAACGCGAAGCCATTCAAAAGCTGAATGCGCGAGGCTGGAAGGCGGTCGTGTGTACAGGCTTCGACGAATGCGCGTCCACGTTGCGCGAATACTTCGACGACCCCGACGTTTTGGGGTTTTAGGCACACAGTCCACAAAAAAAGTTTGGCGCTAGAACCCGCGTCGTTGTTGACTTTCTGAAAAAAAGTCAATTTTTTTTGCCTGAATGTTTGGCGGTTTGTTGATTGTGTGCCTATCTTTGGGACATCAAACAAACAAAAACCCACACCATGAACAACGGAGAAAACCTCAAACAAAACCTCAGGACAGTAGCGTGCCACTACAGCATCAAGAGCACGAACGAACTTCGCGAACGGTTGGAACGTCCCGACAAGTACGACGTCACCGAACTGATTGAAGCCGAGTTGATAAAGCGAGGCGCAACAAAGACCTATGACAACCGATGGCCCTTCAAGATGAACTTCAAGGTAGTAGCATACCTCTACAGCATGATGAGCACGAACGAACTTCGCGGACGGTTGGAGCGTTCCGACAAGTACGACTTGTACTACGACGTCCCCGAACTGCTCAAGGCCGAATTGATAATGCGTAAGGCAAGCAAGGCTTAAAACAGGACATCAACCGGGGGGCTTCGGCCCCCCTTCATCAAACAAACAAAAACACAATGATTCAACAAACATTCACCGACGGGACAGGCGCGCGCGACGTGTACACGTTCCAAATGGTCAACGGCGTTCGTCGTCAAATTGGTTTCGAACGCTTTGAACCGGTCCGCGAAACATTCCGCGACATGCGACAAGTCATGAACCAAAGGCATGGCGTGGGGATTATCAAAGAGACCCAAGGTCGCACGTACCGGAATCAGGGTTGTTGCGTGATATTCTCCATGGCCTACGCAACCGGGCAACACCCCCACGTCATTCAGACGCGCGCTTTCCAGCACAACTACCAACTGTCAAAAGATGAAGCCCGCGACCGACGCGAGTACAACAAGAGAAATCTCGTAGGGCGTCAAAGGGTGTTCACCGGGACGGTGTGTAGCCCGTCCTCGCTTAAAGCGATGGCCGGCGACGGATGGCGTGTTGAAGCTGTCAAACTAGGTAAAACCGTAGGACAAGCGCAAAAGAAAGCCGGCGACGGTATGTATCTTCTAGAAGTTCGAAGGCACCTGCTCGTGCTTGATGACGGTTGCCTTGTCGATTGGAAAGGATTCGAAAACAAGAAGGCCCGCCGGTTGGAAATGGCGTGGAAAATCAGCAAAATTTGACAACCTAAATTCATATCATGCCCAACATAACACGACCGACCCTAGAGGCGTTAGAAAAGCAACGCCGGGACGCGGATTTTCAGAGCGATTGGAAACGCTTGTTGAACATCGACAACACAATTTTCAAACTCTACGGAATCAGGTACACCGCATGGGGTGTGCGTAGAAACTGACAAACACAAAACAACGAATGCCCAACACTTGCCCCCATTGCAAAGAACCTCTCGACGGGGTTCTTGCAATCACAAAGAAACACCGCCAAGTAGCGAACCGCATCATCGAGGAACAGCACGGCGAAAACCGGATTCGAAACCATATCAACCGACGCTTGGACCTTGTGCCGATGTTCATCGCGAAGACGTGCGCCCACAACGGGTTCACCCTCGAAGAACTCTTGAGCGATTCCCGACGCCGTGAACGTGTTCAAGTGCGTCACGCGCTGATGTGGTTCCTTGCGGAAAATACGACGCTTGCCCTCGTGACCATTGCCGGCATTTTTGGACGCCATCACTCAAGCGTCATTCACGCCCGCAAGTCGATTCCCAAACTGATGTCGGTCAAAGACCCCGACACTCTCGGAATCGTTCAAATGACTTTCGACATTGCGTCCGATATTTGGAAACCTCAAAACCCTCAAACATGAACCAACCAATCCCCAAGCGTTTGACCATTCGCGTTGACGTGAACAAAATCTTGACGGAACACCTGTACAACGGTGCCAAGGGCAAGTACCTTAACCTCGTGTTGTTCAACACGCCAGACAACGAGTTTGGAAACGATTACGTCGTCAAACAGGACATTCCGCAAGAAAGCCGACCCGATGACGTGCCTATCTTGGGCAACGCGAAGGCATGGGAGGCCACAGGAGGCCAAAAGAACATGAACCAAGGCCAAGGGTCGGGAGGCGCTCAAAACGCTTCAAATGACGCCCCATTTGGACAAACGAACACCACAAGCACCAACCCCTTCGGATGAACGTCCCAATCGTCAAGCCGTTGGACCGCTTCGAGGCGGTGAATAAGATTCGCGAAACCGGTTCCCAACGTGGCCTTGGGACCGGCTTTCGTGACCTTGACAGCCTCTACACACTCAAGAGAGGCTTTCCCTTGTTCGTGGCCGGGGCACCGCACCACGGCAAAAGCATATTCGTGAAACAATTGGTCGTCAATTGCGCGGTCAAACATGGGTGGCGGTCCCTGCTGTTCATGGCCGAGGAAGGTGGCGCCGACGACCTGATTGTTGACCTTGTCGAAATGAAGTGTCAAGCCGACGCCCGGAAGATGACGCCGGGCGGGTTGCCAAACGAACGGGCCATGACTGACGAACAGTTTCAGGACGCTTTGATTTGGGTCAACAAGCACTTCGCAATCATTGACCCCGACGACGTGGCCAACACTAACACGCCGTTCACGCTTGACGCCTTTCATCAAATAGCGCAACGGGAGGCGTTCGACGTGACCGTTCTCGACCCGTGGAACGACATTGACCGGGACTTGGAGAAGCACGGCGGAAGGGAAGACCTACAATTGACCGACGCCCTGCGTGACGTCCGACGGGAGTCCGCACAACAAAACCGAATCGACATCGTGGTGACTCATATCGCCAAAGTCCAGGCGGACAAAAAAAGCGTTTGCGGGACGCGTTATCAAGGCCATGCGTTGCCCACGGAATGGGCGGGCGGGCAAACGTGGTTTCGTCGCGCGTTCACGATGTTGCTTGTGTACCGTCCGCCGGCCGGCCTTGTCATCGAACCCGACGGCCAAGCAATCGAGCCGGGCGAATGTTGGGTGTATTGTCAAAAGACCAAGCCGAAGGGCGTGGGCAAGTTGGGGCGCGTCAAGTTGTGGTGGCAACCAAGCAAACACCGGTTCGTTGAACGGGACGAATTCAACAAAGAATTCGGACCCTTGCAACGATGACGGAAAAAAAATTTTGCCGAATGTTTGGAAGTGTGGAAAGTGTTCGTATCTTTGGACCATGTCAAACACAAAACAACACATCATGAAATTTGTTACCACCGACAAGCTCGCCCACCAATGGGAAAACTTCAAGGCAACCGAAGGCGCCCGAATCGTAGTTGCCAGCGTATCCAAGGAAGGCGCCGTTTGGAACTGGGCTGTACGGGTATCATACACTCACACGGACGGCGTGCAGTACATTAACGAGGCTGAGGGTTGGAAGTGGAGCAAGCCCGAAGCGGTCGAAGCGTTCAAAGCCCGCGCGTTGGACCTGTTCACAGCTATCGAAAAAAAGTTCTAATCAGTCAAACACAAAACAACACACCATGAAAGTTTTTACAATCAGGATTACCAACGAAATTACCGGGCGCGTTGACCACCTTGAATGTCCAACAAAAGCCGAGCGCGCTCGCATCGCAGGCGAATACATTCACACGTTGTCGAAGTACCCCAGCTTCATTCATGCAGATTCGTTTTTGACGCAGACGATTGTCTCGTTTGCTGATGGAAAGCGCGTGACGTTAGACTTTGGTTCAAACAACAAATGAAACGCACCATGTCAAACACAAAACAACACACCATGCACAACCTTCCAACACAACTCAAGTCGGCGCAAGTCATCAAAAGCCGAAGCCCTCGCGTGATGCATTATGCATTCCTTGGAACTTTGATTGTCCTTTACTTTGATAATGGAACTGACCAAGTGGTTCTTCAGAAGGAATGGGAACCCTTGGCCAAAGAGTGGACCCCAGCGATGAACACGTAGGTGGGGAAAACTCTTGTCGTTTCGACATTGACTTCTATCGACGGCGGGGCTACCTTCGACCCGTCTCGGACGATGACAGGCGACATCGGACGCGCACCCAAAGCGCGGACGAAGTCAGCCGAAAGCAATCGGGGCAAGTTGTATTCAAACTAAAGAGCAACCCTTGCCCGAGATACCAAAGCACGACCGGCGCCGACCATGGAAGACCAAGGTCAAAGGCACAAAGCCGAACCGTGCGTTTCATTCAGATTCAACGCCCGTTCGCCCTTTCGAGAACACGCCCACAGGCTCGGAGACGGAACCGCGATTGAAGTCGGCACGCTGGCAAAGATTCCGTCGCGCTGTCATCCAACGCTTTCCGTTTTGCCCGATATGCGACGCCATGGGATGCACCACACCCTCGACTGATTGTGACCATATTTCCCCGCGACATCGGAACGAGTTTGACATGTTCGACCTTGCAAATTGTTGGGCCATTTGCCACGAGTGTCACGAGGTGAAATCTAGCCTTGAACGCCGTGGCATACACCACGAGACAATGCAAGGTTGGGTCAATCATGTCGCAAGAATTCGAAGAACAGGCAAACCACGTTCGTCAAACTCTGATTGAGTTGGCCGAACGTTCCCCCGTTGTCGTCGCCACGGCGGATATATCAGGGCTGGCCGTGTGGCAACTCGTGGCGTTGTGGTGCGACCATTTGCCCGGCACAACATGGCGCGACATCGTTTCCAATTGGTCCGTCGATATGATGCACGACGTCCTCGCAACTTTCATCGTCTGGGCGGAGAATCAACAAGGCGATGTTGAAGAAATTTTCTTGAATTGACGCAAAATTTTGCGCGCAAAAGGGGTAAGGGGGGCGCAAAATCAACGACATTTGGACCAAGACCGCGACGGGTGGAGGTCGCTGTGAGTGTTCGACATTTCGGGCCGGGGGAGGTTTTGACGTGTAACTAATTGGAAGTCAATGAATAACGACGCGAAGTCAATCATGAACATGGCCTTGAGAGGCGTTCAACCCCCGACGAACAACGCGGATGAAGCGGTTTCCAAACGAAAGAAGAAAGAACGCCCGAAGGTTGTCCCGGCTTGCAAGTTGACACGGAAGGAACGGGCCTACTTCAACGCGGTGTGTTCGTTCTTAGAAGAACGCGGGTTGTTGGAAACGGTTGATTCGTTGTTGCTTTCGATGTTGGCCAAGAACGTCGCCCTGTGGCGTGACATCGCCGAACGTGTCACGTCGGCCGACGACCTGATTCAAGAATTCGAGAACGGGACAACGAACGTTTCCGCGATGCAATCGGCCAAGGACAAAGCCGAGAACGCGATTCTGAAAATCGCTTCCCGGCTTGGCTTGTCACCGATGGACCGAGCGAAGTTGTTCGGCGCTTCGGCTCAAGTCGAGAACACCAAAAACAAACAAAACGAGGGTGACGAACTTGACAGCTTCCTGGACGCCTGAACATTGGGCGACTTACGTCGCCGACGTTTTGGAAGGCCGGCAAGTTGTCGGGCACTACGTCCGCCGGGCGGTCGAATGTTTTGTTGACGACCTTTCGCGAGAGGATTTTGAATGGACGTTTGACCCAGTAGAGGCGCGCAAATGGATTGACTTCATTGGAAAATTTTGCAAGCACACGCGGGGCGAATGGGCCGGCCGTCCTTTTTTGCTTTCGCCATGGCAACAATTTTTCGTTGCCCAACTGTTCGGGTGGCGCAACGCCGACGGCGTCCGACGGTACCGCACGGCCTACCTTTACGTTGCGCGCAAGTCAGGAAAAACCCAACTTGCGTCCGCCATCGCCATCGCTCAAATGGTCCTCGACAACGATTCGGCCGGGGAGTTTGTTTTTTGCGCGACGAAGCGCGACCAAGCGCGAATCGGATTCGACGAAGTGCGTCGCATGATTGAGGCCAACCCAACATTGCGCCGTCGTTTTCGCGTCCGTCGTCACGACATTTTGGCCCCGCGTGACGGCGTTTGCAAACCGTTGTCCAGCGATTCAAACACGATGGACGGCCTTTCTTTGAACCTTGGAATCGTTGACGAACTCCATGGGATGCGCGACGGCGGAATTTTGCGCGTCGTTAAGTCGTCGCAGGGCGCCCGGAAAAACCCGTTGACGCTTGCCATCACGACCGCCGGGTTCAACCTTGACGGCCCGGCGTTCCAAATAATGAAGACGGCGAAGGCGATTTTGGACGGCGACAAGTCCGACCCGCGAACGCTTGCGCTTTTGTACGAACTGGACGACGGCGACGATTGGAAAGACCCGGCCGTTTGGATTAAGGCCAACCCCGGCTTGGGTGAATCCATCGGCGAACAATTCTTGTTCAGTCAATGCAAGCAAGCCCAAAACCACGGCGGGCGCGCGGTCGTGGAATTTCAGACCAAGCATTGCAACCAGTTTGTCAGCCAACAAAGTCGATGGATTGACCGCGACGTTTGGCGTGGCAACGAGTCCGACGCGAAGCCTGAGTTGGGCGCGGTGTGTTTTGCCGGCCTTGACTTGGCGTCGGTGTCTGACATCAGCGCGTTGGCGTTGCTTTTCCCACAGGCTTCGGGCGACTTCATTTTGCGCGTTCACTACTTCGTACCTGAACGGGCGATTGAACGGAAACTTGAACTTGACGAGTCGTCGTTGTATGGACGGATAGAAGAATTCGACAACGTCCACGTGACGCCGGGAAACGTCACAGATTACGACTTTATTCGTCGATTCATCACAGGCCAACACGTCGGCGAAGACGGCAAAGTTTTGTTCGACCGCGATTGCATCGCGACCAAGTTCACGTTGCGTTCGCTTGCGTTTGACAGGTACAATTCGAGTCAATTGATAACGGACCTAGTCAACGACGGCGTCGTTTGCGCGCCGTTCGGACAAGGCTTCGTTTCGATGTCAGCACCGACAAAGCAATTCGAGCGCGTCGTGTTGGATGGCGCGATGTTGCACAAACACGACCCCGTGTTAGATTGGATGTTGGACAATGTCGCGTTGGCCTTCGACCCGGCCGGGAACATGAAGGTGACGAAGCAAAAAAGCGGTGGCAAGGTTGACGGAATCGTTTCGGCAATCATGGCCCTCGGTGAATTCATGACGTTCGACGACGACGACACGCGCCCCGAATTGCCGGACGACGTTTCAATTCGTGTGCTTTGACGGACCGGGAGAAGCTAGAAATCGCACGTCGCATTTACACGCGCGACGGCTTCTTTGCTGAATACAAGCGCCGGTTGAACGGCACCGACACGGCGTCGGAGACGTACTACCAACTGGAAATGATTCATGACGACATCTTTGGCGTGTTCAAATTCCCCACGTTGAACGCGTTCTTCGTGTGGATTTGCAAGCGAAGGCCGAAAAAATCATGAAAATTTTTCGTGCCTGCAACCCGCGCCGTTGCTAGGTTTCGGCGATTCGGGTCATAGTTTCTCGAATTTTTTTTGCCCAAAAGTTTGGAAGTGTGAAAAGTGTGCGTATCTTTGAGACATCAAACAAACAAAAAAACACGTCATGAATAAAGTCATCAACCTCCCAAAGCGTTACTCATGGGAATACATGTACAAAGTGGACGGAGTAATTTTCACCTTGGAACAATGCCCATATGATAACCAATGGAAGCTGACGGGGTACGCCTCACAAGAAGACCTCGACGACCTCGAACCCTTTTTGCGCACGTCCTCCGAACTGAAGCGCCATTTTACCAGCTGGATGAAGTACAGCTTCAACCGTGCCGATTGGGGCATCTGAGGCCCAACCATCAAACAAACAAAAACACACTATGCAACGAATACAATTTGAAGTCGGGCGCAAATACGCGCAAAACATCCAAGGCTACGACGAAAACCAATTGACGGAACACCACAAAAGCACGACGCACAAAATCGTTTCGCGAACACCCGGTTTTGTGACCGTGACGGATTCAAACGGATGGACCGAACCACGTTTGAAGGTGTTTGTCAAAATTTCAATGGTCAGTCCATGCGGGAAATTTTCCGGATTGTTTGATTCCGAAGACATCAAAAAACATCCAACGTTGTTTCGTCATTACGAAAACTGGACACCCATCGCGGAAATTGAATATTTGAAATATAGGGAATATAATTGTCGTCGTCGCCGGCATTTTTACGAAGGTGAATTGACATTTGCAGACCAAATAAGCACGAACCAATGAGACCAACACCCATCCAACCCCACGGCGATTGCCTACCGTTGACGCCTTCCGTTCGTTCGGAAATGTCCCTTCGACATCACGAACAGGTGTGGACAATTTACCGGTCTTTTCGTCGGCCGATGGCAAACGAAGACCTTGCCCGCCTCGTTGTTTGTTGGAACGAAATCGTAACTAAATACGCAAAGCGATGAACCAAGAATTGAACTGGACCAAAAGAAAGATTCTCGTCGGTCCGCCATCGCGTCGCAGGACGTCCGTCGTTTGGCAATGCGAACACGAGGGCGCGGTGTGGACAATTAAGGAAACACCGCGCGACGTGAACGGTTGCAAGTCGTTTGCCGTTGACCGATATTTGTCAGGAATGCGAACGCGCTTCGCCGTTATGCCGTCGTTGAGGTCGGCGGGCGATGCGGTTGTTCGGTTCGTGAACGACCCGTGAAGGGGACAACTTTTTTTCATTCATAGGGCTGGCGGGTTGTAGTGTGTCCCGCCGTTTGATATATGGCAAAGGCCCGGCCAAGGACGGCCCCAAAACGTTGGGGTCGTTTTTTTTTGAAAAAAGTTGCTGAAAAGTTTGGTCGTGTGGATTCCGTGCATATCTTTACACCATCAAACAAACACAAAAACACACAGTCATGAACAACGCAAGCAACACCCGCCCAACACTTTTCAAGAAGTCGAAGACCCAAATCGAAGAGGGAAAAGCACGTGGATTCCTGCACTTGGCTTTTCATGCAGAAACGGCCGAAGAACGCGCGGAAGCATGGCGTAAATACGAAATGCACAGCGCCGACGCATCAAAGGCTTTCCGTTGGATTAAGTGAAAAAGCGTTGACTTCCATACATTAGGGCATGAAAACGACTCAAATGATTTTCCCCGTCGCCACGTCCGACTTCGTTTCAAAGAAGAATCACGGCGACTTCATGGCCGACCGAATTGAACGGCTTGCGTCGTGGGTAGGTCGAACGACGTGGCCGGGAACTTTCAACGTTTGGGTCGTCGAGGACTTGACCGAGGCCGTCAAACACGTTCAGCGCGGACGATGGAACGACGCGCATGAAATGTTGACTGGCGCCATGTTGGGAATTCGTTTCACGGTTGACAACGTTGCGACCGCCGAAATGTACCTTGAACAACTTGCAACCCTCGAACAATGGATTCACACACTAAAGACGGACATTCAAAAACTGGTGCCGTGACTTGGCGCGTACCCAAGGAAATGCGAGAAGATACCGCCGGCGATTTTCTCGACCGCATGTATTTGCGAACCCACGCGATAGGCTGGGCCGAATTCATGGAACTAGAACTTGAGAAATGGCCCAACGTACCCAACGAAGTCCGGCAACAAATGACGAAGGCCATCCACCTCGTTCGTCGTTTGTACCTGCATTCCTTCCACCTTGACGACGCCTTGCAAGCCGAAACGCGTGTGAGTCGTTCCGCGATGGCCATAGCCACCGAAAGGGCGTCCGAAATCTTGTCCCTCGAAATGGAAGTGAACAGGCTCAAGGAAGTTCCTTTGAAGTTCTTTTGTCACTTTTGCGAGACGTCCACGACAAACACGCCGACCGGACACTGTTCGAATTGCGGAAGCGAACGAATCCAACCCCCGAAAAAATGAAGAAACAATTGAGCAAAGACGAACGCGCTCGATTGAATGCGCTGTTCGTCGAAAACGGATTGACGCCAAACGACACCTTTGTTTCGTCTCAATTCGCAATCATTACGCGAACAGGCATTGAAAAAATACAAGCGAACCACGGCGTCGAAGTGACCTTTGAAGTCGTGTCCGAAAACCCCGGCTTCGTTGTTATCAAAGCAAAGGCGACCGTCGAGCGTGATGGCGTGACGTACCGCGTCGAGACCTACGGCGAAGCATCGCCACAAAACAACCGCACGAAGTACCCTTTCGCCATGGCTGAAAAGCGGGCTTTGTCGCGCGCCGTTTTGAAGATTGTCGGACTGTACAGGGAACCCGGCGTGATTAGCGAAGACGAACATGAAGGGCTAGAATGAAATGGGAAGCCTTGAGGACTTTGAAAAGATGTGGGAAGACGCGGACGCGTCGTCGCATGAAAAGGAAATGTCGCGACGTCGTGCGGTGGCACGGTTGGTTTCTCGGAGTGTTGGACACCGTGACGAAATTGACGACGTTGTTGCTTGGCTACATGACGAGACGGTTGAAATCGACCGTGAAACATTGGACGAAATCACGATTCGTGCCAACCTCAACCAACGGTCGCCGATGGAGAACGCCAACCCGTCGAAGACGGAAATCAACGAACACTTGAGGCAAATTTGCAACCTTGCAAAACGAAACCGAAAATGAACGAGACAAATACAACTTTGACAAATGGAATGGATTCTAGAAAATTGGGGCGAACTTTTGCTCGCTTGTTTGGCCGTGGCGAAAATCGTGGCCAACTTGACTCCCGGGACCAAAGACGACGCAATCGTTTTTGGCTGGTTGGACGTGGCAATCAACGCCGTCGTCAAGAACGTGAAGAAAGACGAAGCGCCCGACGAAATCGAGCGCAGGGGCTGAGGCCGGTTGTCGTTAGGCACACGCCCGTCGGCAAATGGTTGCGACGCCATGCGCCCGACATTCTTCGCGCCTTCGCCGACATGGTTCCGGCGGGTTTCTTGTTGGATTCAATCGCGACTTTGATTGAAACGCGGACCTTCCGCAAGGGAGAACGCGACGCCTTCAAAACAGCCTTGAGGGAGACGCGCGAACTTGTGGGCGTCGATGTCAGCCGGCAATGGTTGGCCGACATGGATTCGGATTCTTGGCTTTCGAAGAACGTTCGGCCCCTTGTGTTGTTGTCTCTGACCTTCGCGTTCATCGTCTTCGCGATTGTCAACGCCATCGCCCCGCAATTCTTCAGCATGACCGGCACCGTTGCGGGGATGTTTGAGACGCTTTTGCTAACTGTTTTCGGCGCCTACTTTGCCGGTCGCACAATCGAAAAAACCATGCGATGAAACGACGTTTCAATTTGCCCCAACCGAACAAGCGCATCAGTCGCCAGCCGTTGCAACTGAACGGCCCGCGTCGGGTGTTGATGTTGTCGGACATTCATATTCCCTTCCACGACGTGAAGGCCATCGCCGGGGCGATTGAATACGGACAAAAGCACAAGGCGACGGACATTTGGTTGAACGGCGACATTCTTGACTTTTATTCGTTGTCGTCGTTCGAGAAAGACCCACGCGAACGACGGTTTGCCGAAGAACTAGAAACGGCGTCGGCGTTCGTTGATGCCATCGCAACAGCTTTTCCGAAGGCCAACGTGTGGGCAAAGATGGGAAACCACGAGAACCGGTTCGACCGGTATATGACAGCCCGCGCGCCTGAACTTTTGGGCGTCCCGTCGTTCAGCCTCGAACGCGTTTTGACGGACGCGGGAATGAACGTCAACTTCGTCGAAGATTGGAGGGTGACAAAGTTCGGAAAACTGTTCGTCGTCCATGGCCACGAAATCGGACGCGGGGGAGGCGGACAACACCCGGCCCGTTGGTTGCATCTGCGAACGCAGAATTCCAGCGTTTGCGGACATTTTCACAGGACAAGCGAATTCACAACTAAGGACATTAACGGCAAAATATCAACGTCATGGTCGTTGGGTTGCCTTTGTGACTTGTCGCCTGACTATATGCAACACAACCAATGGAACCACGGATTCGGGTTCGTCGAGGTCCGCAAGTCGGGAACATTCCACTTTCAAAATATGCGCATCGTCGATGGGGTCGTTTACTGAAAACGACGACGACGACGTTTGCCCTGAGTGTGACGGATTGGGCGGTTGGATTGACCCGCCGGGGTCGCCGTTTTGGGTTGGTTGCGAGCATTGCCACGGGTCGGGCCGGTACACACCAGCGCACACACCGGAAGATGACGCGTTCGAAAGATGGCGCGACGAAAAAAAATGAAACAAAACCAAGGCGACTAACGTACACCGGGCCATGTGGTCCGGTTTCATCATGGATTTTCTTTTGTTTCTCGTGAACTTCGGGAACGAAGTTGCGTCGGGTTCCGACTTGAGCGCGTTTGACTTCAACGGGAACGGCATTTTGGACGGCCACGATTTTCTTCAAATGTTGTCAAATCAACCTCAGTCGTCATGCCAGTTTCCGAAGTAGTCGCCGTCACAATCACGGTCGTTTTTTGTTCGTCCGTTGCGTTTCAATTTTGGCGCAACGTGTGAACCAAAGTTTTCAAACCGACATTGAATTGCACGGATAGTTTCGCAAATTTGCGTTCATGCCGTGGTTTGACCGTTTCTTGGGCCGTCCCGCGACGCCCGAAAATTCACAAGAAAAAAGCGAACGCCGTTCTTTTGGTGACGCCCTAGGCGCGCAACGAGCGCAAACGATTTTCGGCGGGGTGTCGTCCGGAAGTGTTGTCACGCCCGTTTCGGCCATGGCATCGACGACTGTTCGCGCTTGTGTTCAAAAAATCGCCCACACGGTCGCCAGCCTTGACGTGGACTTGTTTGAAGTCAACGGCACACGGCAAACCAAAATCGACCATGCCTTGACGCCGTTGCTCAAGGTTGCACCGATGCCCGGCAAAACCGCGTTCGACCTTTGGGAATGCCTCATTTCTGACGCGTATTTGTACGGCAAAGGATTCGCAGTCATCGAGCGCGACAACAACGCCCGCGTGTTGGCCTTGCAGTACGTCCCGGCGGACGACTTGAACGAAACGCAACTTGCCAACGGTCAAACGGCGTGGATTCACAGCGAAACGGAAAACGTTTTTGTGGACGATGAATTGTTCATCGTGTCCGGCTTTCGTGGCGTGTCGTTGATTGAACAACACAGGGAAACAATCGGCCTCGAACGGTCGGCCGAGAGTTTCGGTTCAACCTTCTTTGGGTCGGGTGGCAACGTCTCCGGTATAATTCAAACGGACCATTCGTTGACCGACGAACAGTTTGAACGCCTTTCGGCTTCGTGGGCGTCGCGTTACCATGGCCCGAAGGGACAACACCGGACCGCCATTCTCGAACACGGAATGAAGTACGAACGGATTGGCACGGCGCCCGAGTCGGCACAATTCATTCAGACCCGCAAGTTCCAAGCGGAAATGATTTGTAGCGCGTTCGGGGTTTCACCGGCCCTTGTCGGCCTCGACTCCAGCGTGACGTACAACAACGTTGAACAACAATCAATTTTCTTCGCTCAATATACAATTGCGCCACTTTTGAAGCGGATTCAACAACAAGTTGCCGTCAAGTTGTTGACCGAACGCGAGCGCGGGCAAGTCGAAGCGCGGTTCAACATCGCTTCGCTTTTGCGCGCGGATGCGAAAACACGGGGCGAATACTTCACCGCTTTGATTCGCGATGGCGTGGTAAGCATCAACGAGGCTCGCGAAGCGTTGGAGAACTTGAACCCGATTGAAGGGGGCGACACCCATTTTGTACCGTTGAACCTTGCCCCGCTTGGACAAATGTCGGGGGCGTCAACCCCGGCCGTCGATGACTAACTTTCCGACAAAGGGCGAAGACAAAAAAATTTCGCTTCGGAACTCGAATTGGAAACAGTTCGACCGCGCGTTTGCGGAACGGTTGAAGGAAAATCACCCCGACGTTTGGAAGGCCGGCGGGAACATTCGAGGCAACGAGGCGTTCGGCCTTTGGGGTCGTGCCCTTGAAGGCGACGACGCCAAAGCCGTGACGGATTGGATTCGTGAACGCGAAGCGTGGGCAAGCCGTCACCGGTACGACGGCAAGCAATTCCCCGAAGACAAGCCGACAAAGTCAAACATCGCCGGCGTTGTGGCGTCAATCAAATGGGGCGTCATTCTTGACATCGGCGAAAAGACCATGAAGAACGCCGTGAACGAAGTCATCGCAAACAAGCGCGACGAAAACAGGGCAAGCGTTGGTGGCGTCGATGGATTCACGGAAGCCGTGAAGAAAGGCATCGAAAACAAAATTGACAACTACAACGACGAGTTGGATTCACGCGACAAAATCCACCGGGCGACGTATTCGATGGGGGCCAAAGTTTTCAAGCGTGGCGTCGGTGCATATAAGACAAACCCCGACAGCGTCCGCCCGTCGGTTTCCAGCCCTGAACAATGGGCCTACGCCCGGTTGTCATCGTTCTTGTACGCCCTCAAGAATGAAAAATTTCGAAGCGGGAAACATGACACGGACCTTTTTCCAAGCGGGCACCCACTCAAAACAAACGAACCAATGAAAGACGAGGACAAAAGGAAACGCGTCGGCACGATTGACGGCGAACCCGTTTTCGACAACAAAGAGGACGCCTTGAAACACGCCGAAGAAAAGGGGTGCAAAGGTTTCCACACGCACGACATGGAAGGCAAAACGGTCTTCATGGCTTGCGAAAAACACGAGGACGCAACCGACGAAGACGAGGGCGCTGGGTACAATCGCAAGGCGGACAAGGGCACACCGGAAAGGCGTTTTCAAACGACCGCATCCATTGAACTTCGAGAGGCCGACGCCGACACCGGCGAACGTCGCGTTGAAGGCTACGCGTCGGTATTCAACCGCGAGACCAATATCGGACCTTTCAACGAAGTCGTCAGCCCGTCGGCTTTTGAAGGGCGCTTGAACGACCCCGTCGTTGCGTTGTTCAATCACAACCAACTTCAACCGCTTGCCAAGGTTGGCGCGGGCTTGGAATTGAGCGTTGACGATTACGGTTTGCGCTACTCGTTCCCCATCCCCGACACGACCGCCGGGCGAGACTTGGTCGAACTGATGGAACGCGGAATTGTCCGCGACGCGTCGTTTGCTTTCATGTTGGGGCCAGATGGCGACACGTGGGAAAAGCGCGACGGTGAAAACGACCTTCGCACAATCAACCGCGTCGCCCGCCTTGTTGACGTTAGCGTTGTAACCATCGGCGCGTATTCAGACGCTTCGTCGGTGCTTCGTAGCTACGACGCATTTTCAGCCCCTCAGAAGGACGATTGTGGTGAATGTGGTTGTTCCCCTAACGAATGCAAAGAAAACCCGCAGGATAGCCCCGAAACGGCTCCAAGCGACAAAATACAAACCCACGGCGCAAAGATTCGTTCGGCCGTTTTGAAACATCGAATCAAACAAATTCGCAAAAAATCATGAAGAACGCGAAACAATTGCAAGAAGTCCGGGGCGAACGCGTGTCCGCCTTGGATGAAATGGTGAAGACGGCTGAAACGGAAGGCCGTGAATTCACCGAAGACGAAGTTCAAAGGTCTGAAGACATTTTGACCGAAATCGACAAACTCGACGCACAAATTGAGCGCGCCGAAAAAGTGGAATCGGCTTTGAAAGCTACGGCACAACCCGTTGACTTTGCCACCGGAAGCGGTGAAACAAACGAGCGTCAAAAGTTGGCCAAGCGTTTCAGCATCACGGAAGGCTTGAAGGGTGCAATGGCCCACAAGTTGGAAGGCGTGACCGCGGAAATGGATGCGGAAGCACGTCGCGAGGCGTTGGAATGTGGCATTTCCGTCCGCGGGGATTTTAATATTCCTTCGTGGTTGGCTTACGGCGAACGTACCGCGTACGGTGTGGACGCCGGCGCTTCAAACATTCACACCACGTCAAGCGGTGTTCAAGTTCAGCAAAGCGAAATCGCCATGTCGTTGCAAGCCAAGAGCGTTTTGGCAAATGCAGGTGTTTCACAGTTGTCAGGCTTTGCCGGCGACGTTGACTTGCCCGTTATGCCCGGCAATTCCGCCAGCCTTTCAGGGGGCAACGCGACCGACAACACGGAAGCCGACCCGGTGGCCGTTGGAACGACCGCTTTCAGCCGTAAGACGTTGAAGCCGACCCGCGTGGCGTGTGCCGTTGACGTGTCGAAGAATCTCATGTATTCCGTGAACGGCAACCTTGACGACTTGTTTAGCCGTGACCTTGGCGCGTCCCTCGCTTCGAAGATGGATGACCATATTTTGAACGGAATCGTGACCGACTTGGACGGCGCTTCGCGCATCGCTCAAGGACGCTTCGCGACCAACGCAAAGGCCACCAATTTCGCCGACCTCGCAGGGCTTGAGGGCAAGTACCTCGAAGGCAACCCCGACAACCTGCGTCCGGTGTTTTTGATGACGCCCGGATTGATGGCATTCTTGAAGGGTCAGACGGCCGACGGGGGCGGTTTCATTCCCGCTTCGGGCAACATCACCGGTGGTGCATCTACCGTGTTGGGCCATCCCGCGTACGCGACAACCGTTTTGTCTGACATCACGAAGTTGAGCGCCACGTACTTCGGCGATTCCGACGCAAATGACACAATTGCCGTGTCGCCCATTATCATGGCCGACGCAAGTGACATTTTCATGTGTTCTTGGGCGGGCATTTCGGTGTCCATCGACCCTTACACGGAAGGCTTGAAGGGTGTCGTTCGCATCGTGGCCGACGCCTACTTTGACGGGAAGATTCGTCGCAATGGTTCAGGCGCTTTGCTGGGCGGTTTGAAAGTCGATACCGCACCCACGACCGTCTAATTGACTACAATGGCAACCCGTCGGGAATGGTCCGGCGGGTTGTTTTTTCCCATTCCTTGGGACCGCACTTGTTGCGGTTCGCCGTCCGCTTTCGGTTGCGGTTCGTGTGGTTCGAATCCACAACGGCGACAAATGAATTCATGACATGGAAAACCTTCGCGTCCAGTTCCAACACACGGCCGACGCCGTCACTCTTTTGGGTGGCGTGACCGTCATCGAACAACACTTGCGCGCCGACATGGGCGACGTTGGCGACGATGAATATACCCACGTCAACTTGTTGGCCGAAACCGCGATTCGTTACGTCGAACAAGTGACCGGGCGCAACGTCGAGAATAAGAAAGCCGTGGTCGAAATGCACACCCTCAAGGACCGGTTCGAAGTCCCGTTTCGCATCCAACGTTTAACGGGGTTCACCTACTTGAACGAGAACTTCGTCGAAACTTCCGTAACGACAGATGACGCGTTCACCGTCCACAAGTTGACGTCGCCCGGTGTGCTTGAATTGAAATTGAGTTATGCGAAGCCGGCCGACTATGCGTTGGACCATCCCTACCCCTACAAACTGACGTTTGATGTGGCGGGAGACGTCGATATTTTGGGCGACAACACGACGCAAACAAGCCGGCTTTTCGTTGTGGCCTGCCTCATGTACCTCGCACACCTTTACGAGAACCGCGAAGCCGTGGCGTTTTCTACGGGGCGCCCGCACACGTTGCCGTTGGCCTTCGAAAGCATGGTGAAAACCCTCAAGCGCATTCGATGAAAATCGGGGAAATGGACACGCGGTTGACGTTGCTTCAACCGTCTTCAACGGTTGATGCATTCGGCCAACCGAACACGACCTTTTCAAGTCACGGCAAGGTGTGGGCCAAGCGTTTCGCGCGCAATGCGGGGGAAGTCATAATTGGGGACCAAATTGTTCAAGTCATTCGGTCCGAATTTACCATTCGTTACAAAGGCGACCTTGACGAAACGTGGGAAGTCCAACACGACGGGAGGACGTACCGAATTCTTGGCGTCATCGTCATCGGTCGGAAGCGTTTCATGAAGCTAATTTGTCAAGAACATGGCTAAAGTCGAAGCCAAATTTGACACACAGCAGGCGACGAAAATCATGAAGGCGCTTGAACAAATGCCCTTCAATTTGGCACGTCGTCAGGTTGGCAAAATCATGCAAAAAGCGTTTCGACCAGCGTACAACACAATGCGGGCCAAGGCGCCAAAGAAGACGGGGCGCATTCGAAAATCCATTGCGACCATCACCTTCTATTCACGGGCGTCAAAGTCGTGGGTCGTCAGGCTTGGGCCACGTTACAAGGGGTCGAATCGTTCGTACACGGCACACTTCGCCGAACTAGGGGTGCGACCCCGCAAGAAAACGACGAAAGGACAATTCACGTTCTTCGGTCCGGGGGGCAAATTGATTCGGACGCAGACGATTACAAGCGGGGCGCGCAAGCAACCATTCGTCCGCCCGACTTATGAACGTTACAAGTCCGACCTTCCCTTTCGCATCGGCAACAAGGTGCGGGAATTTCTCGTGAAAGAATTCAACAAACAGGTGTGAAATGTTAGACCTAATTTTTCGACAGCTTGACGACGACTCCGATTTGGAAGCCATCGTTGGCGCTCGCATATATCCCTACCTAAGACAACAAGGTTCCGACTTGCCCGCCGTCATGTTCGAACAAACCAATGCGTCGTTCACTCCGACCAAGACGACGACAAGCGTCAACGACGAATTCGAGTTCACGGTGAATTGTTTCAGCACGTCCCTCTCGGAAGCATGGTCGATGCACACAATCGTGCGAACGCTGTTTGAAGGCATGGCCGGTTCGTTTTCCATCGGGTCGAACAACTACGACGTAGCTTCGACCGTCATCGACGCCGTCGCGTCGGATGTCATGGACGAAGGGAATATTTTCATCGTCGAGTTGGTGTTCACGGCCTCGTTCCGTGCCTCCTACGTGGCGCGGTGATATTTCGCACCGACATCAAAAACGCCGGCAGGCGCCCGACTTTTGTGGCATCAACTGAAAAACTTTCGAAATGCCACTCGCAACAATTTCCGGAAACAAAGTGGGAATCTTCGTGACATCGGACGACTCAAACGCGACTTCGCGCCTCGTTGGATTGTCAACATCATGTTCCCTTTCCTACTCAAACAACGTCATCGAGACGTCGGCCAAGAACGGGCAAGCGTCTATCGCTACGCTTCACAGCATCGCCGGCACCGGCTCGTTCACAATGTCCGTCGATGGATTGATTGACATCACAACCGCCGAAGACGACGGAACGGGCGCCGAAGAACATGGCTTCAACAACCTCATGGATTACGCAATTGGCGGTTCAACTTTGACGGTTGTCTTCAAAGCCGATTCCGGCACGACGTACACGGGCGAAGCGTTCATCGAATCAATCGAGGCAACCGCCGGCGTTGATTCATTCGCGTCGTTCACTTGTTCGTTGAAAGGTACCGGGGCTTTGACGCAAGCGTGATGGTAGTTTTGTAATTTGGGGCAACTCAAATTCACAACACCATGAACAAACTGCGTGGACAACTTTCGGTAAAAATCAACACGGCTCAAGTCACGTCGTTGGTCAACATGAACGCCTTTCGGCTTTTGTCGGAACGGTATGGAATCAAGTTGGCCGAAATCGACAAACACCTTTCGGACGACCCTTTGAATACCATTCCCAAAATCGTCTTTTGCGGTATGGTAAACCATTGCCAGCGGACCGGAAAACCTGAGTCGTCGTTGCCGTCATTCGAACAAGTGGCGTCCTTCATTTGCGAGGACGAAACGAAGTTCACGCAAGTCACCAACGACGTTTTGGAGACGTTGGCCCCGGATGAAGAACCGGGAAACGTGGAGGCGGTTCGGGAATAAAACCCGGACCGCCCCCAACGTGGCGCACCTTGTACGCGTCGGGTCTTCGCTTGGGGTTGCGACCCGCTGAATTTTGGGACATGACTTTTTATGAGTTCTCATGTTTCAGGAACGGGACGTTGGAGGCCGACCGTACACAATGGAATCACACCGGCGCTGTCATGGCCATGTTATTTAACATCAACAAAGGCAAAGGTCAATCGGCAAAGTCGGCGCTTGATTTTAATCCATACGGGCAAGGCATGGCCTCGCCCGAAAATAACAAACCCCTTTCGGCTGAGGACATCAAAAGCCTTGCCGATGAAATGAAACTTCATGGCCGGTAAGTCGTCACGCCTCGCGATATTGTTGGACCTTGACGGGTCCGAATTTGAAAAAGGGTTGAACCGTAGCTTGTCGCGCTTTAAGAGCGCGTCGAAGCGTATGGAGTCCGCCGGGCGTGGGTTGTCTATGGGATTAACGGCACCCCTTGCCCTTGTCGGGGCGACGTCATTCAAGACCGCACAGGACTTTGAGTTAGCTATGGCCAAGGTCGGCGCCGTTTCGGGTGGCGGTGAAGCGGGCCTTCGCAAACTTACCGAACAGGCGAAGACGCTCGGCGCTACGACTTCGTTCAGCGCGTCGGACGTGTCATCGCTTCAGCTTGAGTTGTCGAAACTTGGTTTCGGGGTTGGTGAATTGACAGGTCAAAACGGCTTGCCCGGAATGACCAATTCGGTGTTGAACCTTTCAAAAGCGTTCGACTCCGACTTGGGCGAAACCGCCGAAGTTGTCGGGGCAACGTTGCGTCAATTTTCTAAAAACGCTTCGCAAACGGGAGACGTGACCGACGTCATGGCCAAGGCGTTCGGTGCTTCGGCGTTGGACCTGACAAAGTTCAGCGAGTCGATGAAGAACGCCGGGCCGGTTGCCAACGCTTTCGGCTTCAGCCTTGAGGAGACGACCGCCCTTCTCGGCGTCATGGCGAACAATGGCATCGCCGGTTCGGACGCAGGAACGAAGTTGAAAATGGCTTTCAGCGAGTTGGCGAAGTCAGGCGTCCCGGTCAAAGACACCTTTCAAAAATTGCTTGCCGGCGGTGTCTCGTACACCGAAGCCATGGAGACGCTTGGGACGCGGGCCGCGATTCTCGGACCGATTTTCGGGGAGAATTTGACAGACCTTGCCGACCTACAAAAGGAACTTCAAGGCGCCAGCGGAACGGCCCAACAAATGTCCGACGTCATGGGCAACACGACGGCGGGCAAGATGGCCGAAATGAATTCGGCTATCGAGGCGATGCAAATCGAACTTGGAACGGCTTTGGCGCCAACCGTCCTTGAAGTTGCAAATGTGATTCGTGAACTTGCGTCTAGCTTTGCCAACCTTGACGAGGACACGAAGCAAACAATCGTGAAGATAGGAATGGCGGTGGCGTCCCTTGGGCCAATGTTAATCGTTGGCGGAAAGGTGACGGGCGCAATCGGCAAACTTTCGGGCGCGTTCAAATTGCTTTCGAAGGCTAGCGTGTCGGGCGCCGGAAAATCGGCCAGCGCCTTGGGGCGTCTTATCCCGCTTTTGATGAACCCTGCATTCCTTGCGGGGGCCGGTGCCTTCGTTGCCATCGGCGTCGCGTTGAAGCCTCTTGTCGAACGGATGACGTCGTTCAGTTTCCAAACGCGAACGGCGCAAGGGGCAACGGCAGAACTCAACAAGCGGTTGGGCGAAGAATCAGCCGAAGCACGTGTGTTGTTTGGAGAGTTGAAGAACGCCGTCGCGATGGAACGCGACCGGGGCAAGGCAATTGAAGAACTTCAAAAGAAGTACCCCGATTACCTTGGCAACCTTGACTTGAACAAAGCCAGCTTGGAAGATATTGCCAGGCTAGAAACGCAGGTGACGGACGCCATCGGCGACCGCATTCGTCAGCAACTTTTGGCCGAAGCGCAACAAAAGAAACTGGAGGCGCAAACCAAAGTCGAACGGGGCATAATTAGCGCCGAGAATGTTTTGCTTGGTGCTGAATTCAACCCGGAGGACATCAAAAGAACGTCGGCCCTCGTTCGTCAGTTCTTTGGGGAAATCGCCGACGGAACGCGTGAAGTTGGCAAGTTCGACGCGACGGGGGCAAAGTTGAAGCAATTCTTGAAAGATTCCGGCGCCGGGGCAAACCTGAGTCAAAGGCAATTCAACACCCTTGCGAATGCATTCATGACGGCCAACGTCGAGGGTGAAGGGTTGGTGGGTGACTTCGACTTGTTTTCGACGGCTTTGATGGAAGTCGCCGGGGAAGTTAGCGACACCGGCGCGAGCCTGCGAAGATTCGAAGAAATGGCGTCGCAAATGTCCAAGACGACGGGCGAAGCTACCGACGCCACCAACGCCGACACCAACGCACAAAACGCAAACGCCGACGCCACCAACGCCAACACGGACGCAACCAACCGCAACACCGAAGCAAACAAGGCAAACAAAAGCGCCACCGAAGAGGCCGACGAAGCGGGCAAAAAGCAAACCGAAACGCTTGGCCAACTCTTTTCACGCCTTGAGGAAACAACGGTTCAAGCCGAACAAACGGCGTCACCGCTTCAAGCGATGGCGAAACGTTTGAGGGAAATTGGAACGCTTCAGGGGATTGGAATGATTGATTCCGTCGAGGCGCTACGTCAACGCCTTGAAGCTACCGAAGAAGCGTTTCAAGCAATGTCGTTGGCGGATGAAGAATTTATTGGGACGCCGATGTTCCAAAAGATGAAGGACGAAATCGACGTACTTCGTGAGGCGCTAGGCGGGGCGGAAGAAGGGCTTGAACAGGTGGGCGAAACGGCGAAGGAATCATTCGACTTTTTACAAGCCGGCGCGGATGCCAGCGCGCAAGTCGCGGGCGCGTTGTTCGACTCGTTGATTGACAAAGAGAAGAAATTCGGCGAAGCGGTCAAGAACATCGCCATTCAAATGGTTCGAACGGCCTTGACGACAGCGGTGGCCAACGCCATCACGTCGGCGTTCAGTCCCGCGAGTCCCGACAACATCGCCACGGGTGGCGCAAGCGCCCCCGCCAAAGCCGTCGCCAACGTGTCGGCGGTGCAAGCCTTGTTCGCTTCGTTCACAGCGTTCGCGCAAGGTGGCGCGGTGCTTGGTCCAACGCTGGCCCTGATTGGTGAGAACCCCGCAAGCCGTGGTGAATTCGTCGTGCCTTTCGAGCGCAT